ACAAAAGATTCTTCTTTTTAGTTCATTGCGTCGTTTTTTTACATCAGGTCTCGATTTATATTTCTTTTGATATTCTTTATTATACTTCTTAAGGTCTGCGGTCTTTACTCTTACCATTGTTACTTACACTTCATATTACCCCTTAATACCTTAAGCTCTTTTATCTTTGATTCCAAACCGTTTCAAATAGTCTTTCAAATTCTTCTCAACGTTTCGAGAATCTCCCCATATGACGTAATATGACAGATAACCAGCCCTCAAAGGGTCGTCTGTTTTAAGGTCTGATTTATGTCTTTTTCTATAATTCTCTCTAACCTTCTTATCTGCGCCGTCAATATAGGTATTAGCGCCTTTGAGTCCAAAGTGAACTGTCTTTTTAGGATTAGCAAATATAGCAATAAAGCGTTTATCTTGTCTATTAGATTTTCCAAAATATGTTAAAATAGGCATTATATATATTATATATATTTTAATGGCAATATAAATCAAAGATTTTAAGAATGACTAAAGTGCAGTAACTGTCTCGTTGTTTAAACTTTTGCCCATAAAAGTTAACGATATATTCAAACCTAATCCTAAATAGTTAGTTGTTTCGTTGTCCCATGCCGGCGGACTAGATGCAGCCTCCTCGTTGAATAGTGTGAATATTCTAAAATTGTCATTACTGTTTGCAAAGTATATTGGTCCGTGTATAGTTAAGTTACTAAGTTCACCAAGTTGATGTCGTAGGTACTCAACGCCTTGGCTAACCTGTGGTTGCTCGACGTAAGAGCCCGTGTTATTAACTTGTTTCATTAATCGTATGTACGGCATGTCACGATTACCGCTGTTATTCTGGTATAAGAGGCTAATGTGAATCATCCACCATCCATCATAATCATCATCATTAATTTTGATTGTGTCGCCGTGACCAAACCCCGCACCGTTAACAAAATTTATTGCCCCAGCGAAGCCGGTAATACTTGCACCATACGAAGATATTTTCGGGTCTCCGCCACTGAGAGAGTTTGAAGTAGTCCATTCAATTTGGTTATTATGTCCAAACCGTCTGCCTGTATTTGTTGACGTACCATTATAATCCGTGTCATCACCCGCTTGACCAGTTAAATTATGCATATGCCATGCGGGACCCGATGAATTATATCGGGAGCTAAACACAGTTGTGTAATTTGTAGGCAGCGCACCACCAGACCCCCCCGCGAAGCGTGCGTCCAAGGTCTGCCCCTTGTAGTACATTTCGCCCGCGGTGTCCATGGTAATGTTTTTGACATGAAAAACTTGTTGGATTGTGTCATACTTACAAGTGCTATCCGTTTTCTTCACATCATTTGTAGATCCATTATGCATAAGAAGTGGAAACCCAGTACCTCCAGTCGGTACCGTAGGGGTGATTTTGACGTTAACTGCTGTGAAGTTGGTTACGGTAAGCCGTTCATCTGCTGGGTTGAAATAAAAAACGTTACTTTCCTTTATTCGTTTATCATTTGCGTCATTATCATGGAATAAAACATTTAGGTTCCTACCGACTGACGACAGAGTAGCCGTATTTTTAGTAATATCGCCGTCAATTGTGGCACTCCCATTGACTTGTAAATTATCGTATACTTGAACAGTGCCGGTGCCTGAGCCCGGTTGTTCATATATTCTTAATCTCCAATGGGGCCCCATTCTAAACACGAACCCATCATTACAAGTGGCATAAAGTCCGTAGTTATTTACGGTATCAATAGCAAACTCGGCATTATTAGTAGTTCCTGTCACCCTTAAATTTAATACTTCGGCAAGGTCTGCTGCTCTAAAATTCGTGGTCCTCAAGGTTTCATTATCAGGATTAAAAAATAATTGGTTATTACTGACTACTTGGCCGGTATTGCTATTGCTATTGAGAAACGTTACGCGACAGTTTGTATTATCTGAGAAAGTAGGGGCTTGGAGTGTCATGTTGTTATTTGCAAACAATTCTGCATCACAGATAATTGTATCGTCTATTCGAAATTTTTGATATGGTGTATTGGTCGCCGTGTTTCTAATGTAAAACCTATGCCCCCCGCCATATTCACTGGTTTGATACCGAATGTGACCATCCGACCACAACCCGATATTGAAATCGAGATTTATGATATATTGACCTATGATACCCATGTATTGGTTGGTCGAATGGTTAAAAAGGCTCCCTGTATCCAATATAACAGTATCTGCCTGTAGATATCCAGTGTAATCCCCATTTGTAGCGGTTATATCATCCGCTACATCCAGATTTCTTGCTTTTAACCTATTTCCGTCGGGATCGTATGTAAAGGATGACGAGTCTGAATCTATACAAACGTCCTTTCCTGTTGCATCATAAAATAGGACTGGATAGTCAGTAGGATCGCTTTTTGTTTGGGCTGTAATATTGAAATTACCTTCAAAATTGGTGGCATATAGCGTTGAATTGCTGGGGCGATATAAGAAGTTTCCATCAGATTTCAGAAGGCCAGTAACTGTGCCAGTTGAGATGAACGGTATGCGACTGGAACCGCTATTTGTGTCATCTAATGTCGTCAATGTCACCTCCCCTGTGAGATCGCCTTGAAATTCACCTGCAAACCTATAGGATTGCAATGTATTGTTTTGTGTATTGTAAAACAAGTTAAAAGCATCTATATTAACTGTTCGGTTCCCTGCAGTGTTTGTGTTATCCCATAGCATCAAGGTGTATGTTGTATTGGTTGATGTTGATGTAAGCCCATCAATTGATAAAACCGAACCTAAATCCGTTCGACCCGTGACGCTTAAATCGTTGGTGACGGTTAAATCGTTGGATATGGTTACATTTTTAACTGACAACAGTTCATCTGCTGGAATGTAATTAAAACTTGCGTCTCCGACAACATTATTGTTATTGTTTCTAAAAAGGATTAAATTATTATTTTTAGTTGAGCCACTATCATCTTGCAAATCAATCAATTTCAATCGTGGAACGTATAGCAATCCATCGCTGGGCTTATATGAGAAGTTCGCATTAGATTTTAGGAGACCAGTATTTGCGCCATCAGTTGATATGAACGGTATTCGATTGAGGTTAGTACTTGTGTCATCAACGGCCGTTAATGTCACCTGACCTATGAGATCGCCCGTCAAGTCACCTGCAAACTTATCGGAGTGTAATGTATTGGTTGATGTGTTGTAAAATAAATTAAAAGCGTCTACTCGAACTTGTCGATTCCCTACGCTCTTTGTGTTATCCCATGTTAAAAGTGGATATGTTGTGTCTGTTACAACTGAACCAATACTATCAATTGATAAATCGCCTGATATTTGTAAATCTGAAGCAGTTAGAAGGTCAGTGAATGTCTTAGCCCCTCCTATGGTTTGGGCAGTTGTTAAATCTACATACGCACCACCACCACCCAACGGCGCGAATCGTTGGTCTAACGTTTGAGATTTATAATAAATTTCATTTGATGAAATAATATTATGTGCCGTTAACGATTGATTTGACTTATTGTAAAACATATCTGTTACATCTATTTTTTTAATCTCATCCCCATCAATTATTAAAATGGGATAATCTGTGTTTGTTATAGGATTAACAATGTTGCTTAGTTGTAGTTTTGGAGTCTTTAAAATATCATCAACTTCATTCCATTCTAACCCCTCCGTTTTATAGACATTACCTGTGGAATGTAAAAACAACATTTTATATGATGCAGATGAAGAACCGGTCGGCAAATTCGATACGGCTAAGAGTTTTAAGGTCCCAGCAGTAATTAAGCCAGATTGTGGGTTTATCGTAAAATTCAAAACATGGTATATCCTATTATCAGTTGGAGACCTTATCAATATTTCTAAATCTTGGTTCGAAGAATTGTCAGTCAAACCAGTAAATTTAACGACTCCACTTGCTACTAAATCCGAAACACTCAACGTCGTTATGCTATAAGTCCCAATTGATAAATTAGTAAAATTGCCATTAGTTGCAGTTACTGAATTTGCATTAATCTCATCTAAATTTATCTGAACTTGTGTCCCACTGTAACCACGTAGGTTTTTTGACATTTTATATATAATATATAGATAATATATATATATAAATGGTAAAAACCGAAAAAGCATCAATTTATCATAATGTAAAACTATTAGCATACCGTAACAATATCAATTTATATCAATTTAAAAGATATAAAAAGGGGAGTAAAACTTATTGGAGGAAAATTTTATTTAAGATAAAAGTCATGATACTTGAAAACCTTTACATAAAAAGAGATATATTAAAAAGTTTGCCATGGTCATTGGAGTTATTGATTTATAAATATATTTAATCAAAACGAACCGTAAGTTTTTCTTTTAGTTCATGTTCCAATTGTTGTCTTTTCTCCCATTCATTTTTCTCATTTTGAGGTCTTTTATTTGTTCCATCACAATGTGCCAATATCTGTAGTATCTCATCAGAAAATCCAGGAAAACGTTTTTTATACCAATCTTCATCACGTGAGCAACTATAGTCAAAAGCATCCCAGTTTGTTTTATCCATTGTTTCGTCTTTTGCTATAAACATTGATAAATCATTGATGGGTTGCCATTTGTCAGGATTTTCATCAAAATCATCATCGATAACTTGTTCTATAGATTTTTCTGTATTTTGAGCCATATATCATTCTAAACATTTTTTATTTAAGTTTTTAGCGGTGGAAAATTAAATAAAAATAAAATATTTAGAATATTATAAAATGACAGATGACAGGAACAACGGTATGGAGACAATTAATACCACGGAAATTGAAGAAGCCCCCAAAGAAGAACCACCCATTGATGAAGACATTGATGAGGCAGATTCCATTCAAAAGCCACCACGAAAAAAAGGACGCCCACCTCTCACAGAAAAACAAAAAGAAGCATTAGCAAAAGGCCGTGCCATTAGTAGACGTAATATGCAAAAACTCCAAGCAGAACATAAATTGAAGAAGATAGCAGAGGAAGAAAGGTCAGAAATTGAAACAGTAAAAGAGGAACCTCAAGAAAAAGTTAAGCCAAAAGTAAATAAGAAAAAGGCGAAGAAAAAGGTCATTATCGAATCCGAATCTGACAGTAGCGAGGATGAAATCGTATATGTAAGTAAGAAGAAAAAGAAGAAACCAAAGAAGAAGATAATTATCGAAAGTAGCAGTGAAGATGATGACAGTAGTGATGAAGAATATCCACCACAACCACCACAACCCCCAGTTCATTCTATACAAAGACCAATGCTTATTTTTAGATAATTTTTACGCCATATTGACTATAAATATATAATATAAAACAATAGAACAGGATACCAAATAGAAGCAAACAACATAAACATTTTATTATTTGTTCCCAACACATCTCGCACAAACAGAACAACATATATTATATATACATAAAAAAAGGGGGACATAGATACCCCAAAGTCCCCCTTTTTTAACCAAAACCCCCCTTTTTTCCCAACTTTTCAGGTTTTTTTCTATATGAAAAATAAAAAATCTAAAAAAATAAAAAAATATTTTTATGTAAAAAAAGGGGGATAGAGTGAAAAAAAGGGGGACTTTTCATTCCATATATTTTATATATATATATAATATCTACCTAATATATAAAATGTATAAGACAATACCCAACGATAATATAACATACGGAGCAGTTCCCATGGACACCGATCATGAACTATGCAAAAATATTGTCCCCCCTTTAGATGTAATAACGAACGGTTCATTGATTTTGATTAATGGTTCGTCAGGTTCAGGGAAGACATCCTTGCTTGTAAATCTAATAAGTAAAACAGGTAGTAAGAATGGTTATAAGCAATCGTTTCGTAAATGCTTCCACAAAATCATATTGTGTTCACCTTCAACGGCTACACTTAAACAAAATGTATTTAAAATTCCAGAAGAACAGAAATATAAAGATTTCAATGAATGTATGGAAGACCTCGAAGACCATTTGGACGCATCTATGATGGAAGGTGAACAGGATGATGAAAAAAAGTTTAATTTATTGATTTTGGATGACGTGGCTTCCGCCCTTCGACAAAATAGATACAATGAGATAAATCTAACAAAAATACTTCAAAACAGAAGGCATAAAAATCTTACATGTATAATTATTAGCCAAAAGTGGACTATGATTCCTACAGGTATTAGGTCAAATGCAAATGTTGCCTTTTTCTTTAGACCTAAAACAATGCAAGAGCAAGAGGCAATTACAAACGAACTTTTCCCCATTCATAAAAGAGACAGTATAGAATTGTTTAATTTTGTTTTTGATTCAAGGTATGCCCACCTTATGGTGGATATGACTTTAAAAAAGAGTAATAAATTTAGGTATTTTAAATCTTTTCAAGAAATAATATTATAATTTATATAATAATGATATATATATACAATGGCAAGCGAAAAAAAAGATGTTATGATTGTGAAGAAAAAGAAGCGAAAAGACAAAAAAGACAAGAAGAAAAAGAAGAAGACTACAAAGAAAAAAACACAGGAGCGTGGTATTACCGTGAATATCAATTTAGCAAGAGCAATTGGAGAAGCAAAAGCCAAAGCACCAAAAACAGCACGAGGGTTTGCACCCAAAGTTGCATCAATAAGAGGTCAACGAAGTAGAGGAGATGGGCAATTAAATACACGTCAGGCAGAAATTAACACAAATTTAATGAACAATGTTTATGCTATTAGAGCACAAGCAGATAAACAACAACAACAATTTGGAGAAGAATTAAAGGGACTGTCAACCAATTTAGGAATTTTACAAACCCAAGTCACACAATTAGGAACTCAAGCACTGAATCCACCACAACAACCAATCAACATTACTGTTCCACCAGCACCACCAGCACAAGTTAATGTAACCGTTCCACCATTTCCAGCATTACCAGCACCAATAGTAAATGTTCCACCACCCCCAGCCTTACCAGCACCAGCACCAATAACAGTAAATGTTCCACCACCCCCAGCCTTACCAGCACCAGCACCAATAACAGTAAATGTCCCACCACCAGCCCTTCCAGCCCCACCACAACCAAGTGAAGATGAGGAAAAATTTAGAACAGATATGAAAAGAGGATTGGTAAAATTAGGTCAACG